TAGCTACGTTGCTTGGAGGTAAAGCTTTAATGCCTGCAGCAAAAACAGGTATCACAGCAGCGAAGACATTGTCAGCGCCAGGCATGCCTTCATGGTTCCCATTACTTGTTAGTAAAATACAAACAAAAGGTAATTTAATATCACCTGCAGCACCAAACAAAGGTGAAGTAAATGCAGTGTATAAATACATGGATGGTAAAACTGAATATAAGATGGTAGAAGATGTAAACACAGGACGAATAGATATTTACACTACAGCAGACGATGGCACTCAAATTGGTTTTGAGTATGAGCCATCAATGAAAAGATATTTTGAAGACGGTAGTAGTGTAACAGATGAGCCATCCTTTTTTGTTGGAGAGTTTAGAAAAGGACACGAAGGTGGAGCAGACCTTGAACAATATTCAATGGGAATGGATGAAGTTGTATCCGATCTTCGCAACGTTGAAGAATTCGCAACTCGAGGAACCACGATGCAAGTAGATAATGCAATAGAAGATTTTGTAAAAAGAACGCGGACCGAGGAGCCCGGATTTAAACAAGGTGGCCTAGTACCACCACAAGCAGGACCAATGTCAACTGGCATGGGTTCATTATTTAGACAAAGGACAGCATAATGGCTATAGAAAAATCAAATAAATTTAACCTACCAAATAATATTAGAACAAAAGTAAATGTTCCGAGCAAACAAGGTCAGATACAAGCAATACAAGAAAAGATGGCTCAACAAGAAAACCAACAGCCTGTGGAAATAAATGAGACTGCAGACGGTGGTGTTGAGATTGATTTTGACCCACAAGCAATAGCAGGTGTTGGCTCAGAAAACCACGATGAGAATTTAGCAGAAGCATTAGACGATTCTATACTTGTTGAAATAGGATCACAGATTGTAGACGACCATGATGATTACAAATCATCAAGACAAGAATGGGAAGATGCTTACACAAAAGGTTTAGACTTATTAGGTTTTAAATACGAAAACAGATCAGAACCTTTCCAAGGTGCTTCAGGTGCAACACACCCTGTACTAGCAGAAGCAGTTACACAATTTCAATCACTAGCATACAAAGAATTATTGCCTGCAGGTGGTCCAGTGCGAACACAAATTATTGGTAAAATAGATCAAGCAAAAGAAGATCAGTCTGAGCGTGTAAAAGAATTTATGAACTATCAACTAATGGTAGAGATGAAAGAATACGAACCAGAGTTTGATCAGATGTTATTTAATTTACCTCTTGCAGGTTCTACATTTAAAAAAGTTTACTATGATTCTGTTTTGCAACGTTGCGTGTCTAAATTTATTCCTGCAGAAGATTTAGTTGTACCCTATACAGCAACAAGTTTAGAAGATGCAGATACAATCACACATACTATTCGTATGTCAGGAAACGAATTATTAAAATACCAACTAAGTGGTTTTTATAGAGAAACTGATTTACAACCAAGTGATCCATCTGACACAGACGTATCAGATGCAAAAGATCGTATTTCAGGAGTTACCGCGTCGAATGACGAAGTAATAACATTGCTTGAATGTCATTGTGATTTAGATATAGAAGGCTTCCAAGATGTTGATGAGAATGGAGAAGCAACAGGATTAAAATTACCTTACATCGTAACAGTTGACGAAGACACAGCGACTGTTTTATCAATTAGAAGAAATTTCAACGCACAAGACCCACGACGCGCGCGCCGTGATTATTTTGTACACTTTAAGTTTTTACCAGGACTAGGCTTCTACGGATTCGGGCTTATTCACATGATCGGCGGTTTATCAAGAACTGCCACAGCCGCTCTAAGACAACTCTTAGACGCAGGTACGTTAGCAAATCTCCCGTCCGGATTCAAACAAAGAGGCATCCGAGTCAGAGACGAAGCTCAACCGTTGCAGCCGGGAGAGTTCCGTGATGTTGACGCTCCTGGTGGAAATTTAAGTGACGCGTTTATGCCGTTACCATTTAAAGGACCAGACCAAACATTGTTATCATTGATGGGTGTTGTTGTACAAGCAGGTCAACGATTCGCGTCTATTGCTGATATGCAAGTTGGTGATGGTAATCAAAGTGCAGCAGTTGGCACGACCGTCGCGTTATTGGAACGCGGATCGCGGGTTATGTCAGCGATACACAAAAGATTGTACCAATCATTAAAGTGTGAGTTTATGTTAATCGCAGATAACTTTGCGACATACTTACCAAAAGAATATCCGTATGATGTAGTCGGTGGACAAAGACAAATATTTGCAACTGACTTTGACCAACGTATTGACATTGTACCAATCGCTGATCCAAACATATTTTCACAAACGCAAAGAATTAGTATTGCACAAACTCAACTACAGTTGGCAATGTCTAATCCTAAGATGCATAATTTGTATCAAGCATACCGTGATATGTACGAGGCATTAGGTGTCAAAGACATTGACACATTACTAAAAAAACCACAGCCACCACAAGCGATGGACCCTGCAATGGAAAATATACAAGCATTAAGCGGTCAGCCGTTCAAAGCGTTTCCAGGACAAGACCACCAAGCGCACATGGACGCACATTTAAGCTACATGGGCACGATGATGGCACGTACAAACCCGCAAATTATAGCGGCATTGCAAAAAAACATACTAGAACACATCACTTTGATGGCAACAGAGCAAGTTCAACTAGAATTTAAGGACGAAATTATGAAAATGCAGCAAATGGGACAACAAATGCAACAAATGATGATGCAAGCACAAGGAAATCCGCAAATGATGCAACAAATGCAGCAAAATCCGCAACTTCAACAGCTACAAAACGAAACAAAACAGGTAACAGAGGCTATTGAGTCCAGAAAAGCCAAATTAATTGCTGAAACAATGGCAGAATACCTCGAAGAAGAGAAAAAAGTGCTAAATCAAATCGATAATGACCCATTATTGAGGTTAAAAAGCGATGAAATACAGCTAAAAGCAAAAGAAGAAGAAAGAAAACGCGAAGAAGGCGAAACTAAGGCTGAAATGGACGCACTAAAAATGCTACAAAACAGACAAATTGCAGAAGATAAACTTGAGCAAGATGACGAACATGCTAAGCTTAGAGCATCGGTATCACTTGCAAAAGATGGTATAAAACAGATGCAAGCAACGATTAAACAGGGGAATTAATTATGAGTTTAGGCGGGGCAAGACCAGGAGCAGGGACTACCGTAGGCAAAGGCGGATTGGGTCCAGGCACAGGTAAAGGTCCAGATAATGATAAAAAAACAGGCATTGTTGACTCTGAGGGTAATCCAGTAACATTTGGTCAAGACAATACTCAAGTAGGTTTTAGTCAGTCTTATTTTGATAATAATCCACAGGCAATTAAACCCACGTTAGAAAACCCTAACGTGAGTAAAACTAACGCTTTAAAATCTTTCTATAATAACTTTATAAAAGATTTTGGTGAAGACGCTTTTATAGATCGTTATTCTAATTATACAGACAATCCAGAAGTAGCTAAACTAGCTTCAATTAAAGCAAACGTTTCTCCAGGCGATTTTTTTGGTGGTCTCATGTCGTTAGCTAAAAACCCCCTAGGGACAGGATATGGTGTTGCAAGCACAGGACTTGCGACAGGTTTTAATCCTGCGGCACTGTCCGGTCTTGGTTTTATGGGAACACTTGGAAGTGTTCTGGGACAAGCGGTTTCAAACAATCCAATTGATCTTATGGACCCAAGTAATTATGAAACGACAACTTCTCACCCACTCGGGGGACCAATGAAATACACAGGACCCGTTGGACATTTTAACCCTTCACAAATATCTCAACTAGAAAAAATACAAGGAGGTTTGACACTAGACCAACAAGCAGACATAGCTATTTCTCAGTTTGAAAGAGAACAAGTAGAAAAAAATGCTAGACCTGGCGCAACTGTTCAACCAACACAAGAATTTGTTAATCCCGTAGAATCAAAATTTACTGAAGAACAACTTATAGCGTACAATGAATACATAGAAAGAGGATATACACCAGAAATAGCAGAGTATCTTGTAATGAATACATAATGAAAAAAGACGCTAAAATCAGTAAGGTAATGCGTGAATATAAATCAGGTAAACTTAAATCTGGTAAATCTAAGAAAAAAGTGGTAAATAAGAAACAAGCTATAGCTATCGCGCTCAGCGAAGCAGGTGTAAAAAAGAAAAAAAGGAGGTCATCATGATCGAATCTTTAAAAGCAAAAGTTATGAGTAAGTGGGATGAAATGGGTTGGAGAACAAAACTTATTGCAGCCGCTATCCTTGTAGCAGTAATAATCACAATCATAAAATAATTAATGGGACCATTACTCTCACTTCTACCTACGGTATTGAAAACCGGTTCAGCTATTTTTGCTAATAAACAAAAAGCAAAGATACTTATGTCGGATGCTGCTTTATTGCATGCACAGAAAATGGCGAATGGAGAAGTGGAGTACCAAGCGGCTGTTAGACAATCAAACGACAAGGGATGGAAAGACGAGTTTGTCCTCATCCTCGTAAGTGCGCCTGTGATTTTATTGATATGGAGTGTCTTTAGTGATGATCCAGACATCCAAGCTAAACTGCACATGTTCTTTGAGCAGTTTAATAATCTGCCTTTTTGGTACCAGACGCTATTTGTAGGAGTCGTCGCTAGTATATACGGCCTCAAGGGAGCCGATATTTTCAAGAAAAAGTAAGGGGGACTTACATGGGGGAAGATAAAACGTGTGATTGCCACACGGAAGAAAAAGTACGTT